ACAGATTAGTCCAAGAAGATACCAAGTTGTTAATAGTGATACAAATGAAGTTCACGCAAAAAATAGCACATTAAAAAATGCGAAAACACAATTGCGTATTTTAAATTCATTAAAAGGTGGCGCTATTACAGGTCGTGAACTAAAAAAATTAACGGAAGCATCTTATAAAAAAAATAAAGAAAAACCTCAAAAGATAGGTGATTTAGTTTTAGATAAAGAATTATCAACCCGTAAAGCGGCGGTGTACAGTAATCCAAAAACAGGTGAAGCAGTAGTAACACATCGTGGGACTAAATCTAATAGTATTAGCGATTGGGCTAATAATCTTGCGCTTGGTGTAGGACTTTATAAGAAGACTGACAGATATAAAAAAGGAAAAGAAACTCAAAAAGCAGTTAATGCTAAATATGGAAAGGACAATGTAATTACGACATCGCACTCACAAAGCGGTGCACTCTCTCATGAATTAAATAAAGAGGGTTTAGTAAATAAATCTATTGAAGTAAATCCAGCACGATTACCATTTCAGAAGGTATTAAAAAACGAACAAATTATTAAATCAAGTTTAGACCCAGTAAGTGTATTTGTTCCCAAAGATAAAAAAGTAAAGGTAATCGAAGCAAAATCTTTCAACCCATTAGCACAACATTCAGCAAAAATCATAAGGGGTGATGATGCGAAAGAATTGTTTGGAAAAGGTTGTTGTATGTGTGGGGGATATATGCCAACAAGATATATGTAAATTATTTTAGAATTAAAATATAATGTTATTATATATTAAATGTCGCAATTAAATGAACGTGTGAATAAAAGTAAATCGTCCAACATATATTATGACGTAGCGGTAAGTAATCTTCAAAGTTCAACGTCAGCACCACAAACATTTAGTTTCCAAGATACACGCACAGTTCCTTTTCTTTCAAATCCGGAAGAATACACAATGTCAATTATTCGTTTTACTTGTGGCACGAGTTCACTACCAGTTTTTATTTGTCAAATTCAACCGGACCAAGGAGACAGAGATTTATCTATATACTCTGTCACATTAACATATCAGGGAATAGAAGTCCAGACATTCATCGATTGGTCTCCACAAGATACAAGCGCTCCATTGCCACCAGCACCAAACCAGACACAAAATAAAAGACAATTTAACCAAGAAGGTTATTATAATTGTTATTCATATACTTTTTTTATTGAGAGAATCGTTCAGGCTTTTCAAACTTGTTTTAACGACTTAGACATTGCTGTTGTTGCCGCCGGCGGTGTATTACCCTCAATATATGCCCCAGTTATAAATTGGGACCCAACGACCAACTCTGCGAGTCTATACGCAGATTGTGGAGGATACGAAGTAAACCCAGCAATTGGAATCGACCAAATAGGCGTATTCATGAATGCCCCATTGTTTAGTTTGTTTAATTCATTTCCAGCGGTATATTTAGGATATAACGTGACGAATGGCAAAAATTATAAAATACCATTCGTAGATATTGGCGGCACTAACATTATTACATTAATTCCACCGCTACAATTTCCAGTTCCGCCAGCGACTTATGTTACTTATAGAGCAATTTTATGGACGCAAGAGCAAAGCACGACTGCTTCATGGTCGCCCATTTTATCCGTTGTCTTTACAAGCAACACGTTGCCTATTGAGGCGAACCAAGTATCTACCCCAGTTGTGTTTAGCAATAATCAAAATATTGCTCTTGGTGGCAATAACGCTGATTTCCAAAATATTATTACTGATATTGTAAGTCAAGATGGAAATTATCGCCCTAATCTTGTATACAATCCAAGCGCTGAATATAGGCGCATCTCTCTTAAAGGAAATAGACCTTTATATAGCATTGACCTTAATATTTATTATAAAATTATTACAGGAGAATTAATACCCTTGCGATTATTTAGTGGAGAGTCGACTACGGTCAAAATCCTTTTTGAGAAAATATAAACTTTTTAGAATAATTATTTTTTATATTTAAAATTTATTATCTTTCATTATAATATAGATGGCTAGTGAGTTTAAGACCGTTTTAGTCCGTGACCCCACAATTGGTGATATTACCACTGACCTTGTGTATGCTGTAAAGTCGGGTGCGAACAGCACTACTTACCAGTCGTTTGCCGCAACGTCAGCAACAAACTCCGTTCAGGTATATAATATTCAGGTTCCAAGTGAAAATATTGTTGTTGGGCGCGATGCTCTAATTTCTACACCTCTTCAGTTCAGAATTAATATTTCTGCTGTCCCAGTTGGTGAGGACGCTATTTCTTGGGGTCAAACTTGCAGTCTTCAAGCATTCCCTCTTGCTTCCGTAATGACTACGGCTACTGCGACTATTAATAACACCACAACCAGTGCCAATTTACAGGATATTTTGCCCCAGTTGCTCCGTCTTAATGATAATCGTGAGTTGTTCCGCTTTAACGGTTGCGCGCCTTCTCTACCGGACCAAGAGTTTGGTGTATATTCTGACGCTTTTGCTGCGAACTCGTCGCCTCTTGCTGGATTTGCTAACAAATCGTATGATGGTTGCCTTGCTCCTCGTGGCGCTCACCCTTGCGTGGTTCAGGTCGACCGTTATGTAAATGGAGTTTATACCGACCATTCAATTGTATCGACTGATGCCGTCACGAATACTTGGGTTGTAACAGTTTTCAGTGTGAGTTCAGAACCTATCTTTTTGTCGCCGTTCATCTATGGTGAACCTCACCATAATCAGCAGGGCATGTTGGGTGTAAACAATATGGCATTCACATTTAACATCAATTCTTCTTTTAATCGTTTGGTATCGTATGGCGGTCCGGGTGTAGCAACTATTACAGCAGGAATTGGAGCGGACCCAGACGGTGCGAAATGGGCTGCTGACCCGCTTATGTTTAAAATGTCCTATGGTGTAGCAAGTAATTTACTTAACGCGCCAAGTGGTGGAGCATCTGTTCTCTTGCGTCTTCTTAGTTCGCAACCTTCAGACATGTTGTCTACTCGATGTGTTTTGCCCTACTTTGACCTTCCGCGCTACTTGACAAATGTAAATGGCGGGAATGTTCTTGCCGCAAATGCTCCATTTGCTGTATCTTCTCAGGCGATTCAGTTGTCTCAGTTGCCAGACTATTTCATAATTGTTGCTCGTAAGAGTTTAAACACCCAGACTATAAGTGATACTTCCTCGTTCCTTACCATTCGTGGTATCAGCATTAATCTTAACAATCAGTCTGGTCTTCTTAGTTCCGCATCTCAGCAAGACCTTTATCGTTTATCGATTAAAAATCAGTCTCAGCAGTCTTGGTCTGAATTTAATGGCAAAGCAACTGTCTCATCTGCTGGTGGTGGGTCTTCTCTTGTTCCTACTACTGGCAGTATGCTCGTAGTCAGTCCTACTGATTTGTCACTTCCAGACAACCTCAGCTGCGGTTCGTTGGGCGCATTTTCTCTACAGTTCACCGCTCAAGTCTTCAATCAGTTTAATGACCCCGTTGCGTGTGAATTGTGTGTTATTGCTTGTAATAGCGGCATTATGGTTCTTAATCAGGGAACTGCTGCCATCTACACTGGCATTCTCACTCGTGATGCTGTTGACCGTGCTAAACGTGAAAAAGCGGTCGTTTTACCCGACCGTATGATTGGCGGTATGCTTAACCGGGCAATGGGTATGCACCCGCGCCGTTTTGGTATGATGGGTTCTGCCATGTCTGCGGGTGCTCAGTCCGCTGGTGCAAAAATGTCTAAACTTTCTGGTATGTATTAAAATAATTTTTTATAAATAAAATAAAATATTATGTAATAATATATATGGTAGTCGAAGCAGCATTAGGATTTAATTTACCATACAATAAAGAACTTCAAGAGCGCAACCGCTTACTATCTCATATGGACGTTATCACTCATAATCCTCAGTTATTAGGAGGTGGAAAACTACGTGATTATGTTTTGCCGGGACAAAGCGGTGCTTATCCATTAGACCGTGAGCGACTTGTAGAATTACAGGCAATGGGTGGACGACAAAATAAAGTAAAAAAAACTGGTTTAGCAAAAGCATTGCGAACATTTGGGCGTGCTATAAAACCTCTTGGTAAAACAATCAATCCGCTAAAACAAGCACTTGTTGAGGAGGCAATTGGCGAAGTTCAGTATGGCGGTAAAGTAAAAAAGTCTGGTTTCGCAAAGGCATTACGGACTTATGGGCGCGCTGTAAAACCTCTTGGCAAAACAATCAATCCGCTAAAAAAAGCATTGGTTGAGGAGGCAATTGGAGAAATAAAATATGGTGGTCGCAAACCTAAAAAGTCTGTTGGAAATGGTCGCGCTGCTCGTGCTGAAATAGTCAAAAAAATAATGAAAGATAAAGGTCTTGGCATGATTGCTGCGAGTTCTTACGTAAAGGCTAATAATTTATATTAAATAAATAATAAATAAATACAAGTATATTTCGTGGTGAGAATGAATAAGCATTTTTAGGTTCAATTCCAAATAATATACACGGGATATTGGTATTAGATAATAAGGACGCTTGTTATTAAAAAGGTTCGATTCCTTTTTATCCCCAAAAACTTATAATATTATAATAAAATATAATATTATATATATGCCGACTTATTTACAGGGTGCAAATCCGAAAGAATTAAGAGAGTTTTATAATTCGCAGAAACGCATAGCAGAAACTAATTTTAAATCAAATAAAGAAAGTGGAGTAATAGGAACACCAAAAGCAGATGTTGAAGGATATGATAAAGTAATAAACTTATTAGAAGACCTAGAAACACAAATAAATGTATATTCATTATCAATACATCAAGCAGTTGGAAATGATTTTACTATTGATGTTTATAATCCATCAAAATTACTTACTCTTATGAAAAATACTGAAAAAGCAGTAAGTAAACAATCTTTTAGTTTATCAGCATTATCAGCGATTGATATAGAAAAATTATCCAACTATGCTGATTCATTAGAAGTAACCAAAAATCAAATGGATGGTTTACTTGTAGAAATAGATGCTATGGTTCGACGTCCACCACCTGATAATTTAGATGAAGCATTAGTAAGACCAACATACCAAGTTATAGAAATATTAAGTAGCACATTAAATAGTATAATAATGACATTACGAGCAAAAATACAAAATTACGCAACAGGAGTAGCACAACCAGTTAAACTTGGAGGTGCTTTACTATACAATTTAGATGAACCATTAAGTAAGTCCGCCATGTATCAGACACTACCGACCCGTTATATGTGATTTTATTTATGATTTAATTATTATTTAATTATATTTATTAAAAGTATAATTAAATCAAACATTAAAAAAAAGTAAATAGAAATATTTTAAAAAAACAAAAGTGATATTCTTAAAAAGTTATAACACTCTATAAATAAAATAAATGAATTAATTACAAATTAAATAAATAATAAATAATAAATAAATCATAAATAAATTACTCAGTTCCATTTAAAATATAAGCATCCTTCTCACTGATAACCATTTGAGGATACGTCTTTAATATAGTAACCCAACGACTATTAATTTTTTTTAATTTCTTTATTTGGTCCTTATCCATTCCAATATAACCATCGAGTAAATATTTGCTTGTCTTTCCTCCAAGATTTTTAGGGAACAGCGTTATGCTGTGGCACTCATTTAAAATACGTTTTGTATCCAAACCCATTGTGGCGTTATGTGAAGTGAATATAACAGATACATTATGATGTCTTCCAATCTCCAACATCTCATTTAATAATTTATATACTTTTAATTTAATCTCCTTATTGCTTATCACGTCACAGTCGTCGAATATGCAAAGAGATTTTGAGAAATCAATTGCTCCAATTTCACTATTTAAAAAGGGTTGTTCTTTAATTTTAATTCGTTTTGTATATTTTAATTTATCTAAAGTTGGGTCATCTGCTAAACTACTAAATATATATACATCGTTTTTAGGATACATTTTGTGATATTCTACAATGTAATTTTTTGTATAAAAAGACTTTCCACTGCCTGATTGTCCGGTAATATATAAAACAGAACGCTCCGTATTTTTATCTGGTATTTGCTGTATTGTTAAATCGCCTTTTGCTTTGTATTCATTCATGCCGTCTTCAATAGGTCGGTCGTTTAAATATAAGGTTTTCTTACCTACAACTGCAACCATCTTGCCTACATCTTCAAAGTTTAGGCAACCTTTTGTTTCCATATTAAATATACAGATATTTTAATATTTGTATAATTTACTTAATGCCA